ACCGGCTCTTCCGGCAGATCAGGCACCTCATCGGGGTCGGTCTGACCCTCTTCGAATGGGTCGGCCATCAATTCCAGCAGCTCGTCGGAGTCAAATCCCGTCAGATCAAGGGCAAAATCCATGCTTTCCAGCTCACCCAGCTCCAGACGCAAAAGCTCTTCGTCCCATTCGGCTTCCTGGCCAACGCGGTTATCAGCCAATCTGTACGCCTTGATCTGTTCCGGCGTCAGCCCGGTGGCGACATGGATCGGCACCTCGCCCATGCCCAGGCTGCGGGCCGCCTCCAGGCGCGTATGCCCCGCCACGACCACCATCTCGGCATCAACCACTATCGGCTGCCGCCAGCCAAACTCCTGGAGAGAGGCCGCTACCTTGGAGATCGCCGCATCATTGCGCCGGGGGTTCCGCGCATAGGGAACAACGGCCCCGATGGCCACGTTGTTAATCTGCATTCTCTATTTCTTTCTGGGGGGTTACATCAATTAGTTCAGACGCTACTTCAGGAGGCTCCAGGGCAAAGGTCACGGTGATATTCTCCGGGATGCCCTCATGCACTTGCTTCACCGTATCGACCCAGCCAGCCCGCGACTTGAGCCAGAAGATACCGGCAATGGTATCCTTGCCCGAAGTCGCCCGCTTATAGAGCGTCTTGGCCACGCTCAAATTGGCCTTGGCAGCGCCGGTATCCAACTCCCGGCGGTAGAACTTGCGCAGGGTCTTGGGATTGATATCCAACAGCTTCGCAATACTTTGCTGATCCAGACCCATGCCTACCGCCGACTCCACTACCTGCCGGGTCTTCTCATCCGGCTTATGATAGGGACGCAGCTTTTTTTTTGGATTTTCTCCAGTTTCCGGCGACCACTCCATCATATCATCCATGACAACCCTCCAAATAAGGAACATCAGCTATAACCCAAACAAGACAGGCGATGCAATGCAGGGGGCGTCCTGGGGGATGGGGGATTGGGACGTGCCTATATATCCGGCATAGGCCAGCGACCGCCGCCGGGGCCGCCGATCCGACCCAAATCCGCCGAATCAAAAACCGGCCCAGGGACCCCCGGCGCAGGCCGTGGCCGCAGGGCCGCAGGGCAGCCCAGCCGGTTGGGCGGAAAGGCCGGGGCTACCGCCCAGCCCCCGTGGGCGCACAGAGCCGCGCCAGCCCTGCCGGGGTCGCCCCTGCGTCGGCCATGACCGCCCCGCCGAACCCGGTTCCTGAACTGGTTTGCGGTTTGGGTTCGAACTGGAACCGAAAACTGAAAAACCGCGCTTTTTGGCCCCCCACGGGTGGGTGGTGGGTGTAACAAACCCCTCCGCTCAACCCGCCTGTCGGCCCTTCTGCTTGGCTTTTCAAGGACTTATGCCCACCCTGCCTGGGTATGCCGGATCGCCCTGTAAGGGCACGTTACCGCCGACGGTTGGCGAATTTGTGGGACATCATACCACCACTGCCTGTCCTGATATCCAGAGTGCTGAACCTGTCCACTTGGATTGCCGGACCCTGATTAAAATTAGAATCCCCCTTGGTATTACTTGGATTCTTCCATTGGATTGTAGGCAACCCATTGCCGACCTGATAGGCACCAGTTGCCGACCTTCGTTGGCGGATGGGCATGTTGATCTGGTACTTGATGGTGCCGTTCGGGCCTTTGCCGTGGGCTTCGATCAGCCCTGCTTCCTTCAGGCGGGTCAAAGCATACCTGACGCTGCGCTGGCTGACCCCGGTCAGACGGCTGATGGTGGCTTGCGAAGGTCTGCTCTGCTTCCCTTGCTGATTGCCAAACTGGGCCAGACACAACAGCACCAGCTTGTCCGTCGGACGTAATGGCGTCTCCCAGATGGCGGGCAGCTGCTTCCACGTCATGCCACGGCGTCCAGTTCAAAGCGGGCCATGAAGCGACGCAGCCGGTTGACCGTGGAGCGGCGCAACTTGCGCGGCGATTTGCTGGCTGTCCGGGCCGACCGCATTTCCGATATCAGATGACCGTCCTTGAGCGCCTTCTCCCCAAAGGTCGCATCACTGATGCCGTGCCGCTCCATGAATTGCTCAATCTCTGCCAGAAGCGCCTCCTGGCCATTCATGCCGTTCATACTGTTAAATGATCTGTCCATTGTAATGTCTCTCCATATTAGTCCCAACTAACCCCATATTAAGCCTTGCAAACCCACCAATCAATCTTTATCGTCGGACCTGTTAATGGCACCAACAAAGAAAGAGGCTAATCAAATGACCGACGATTTTGATTTTGGCAAATACCTGGACGACCTGGGCGGCAGCGACGAACTGCCCCCCGCCGTCAAAAAAGCCAGCAACACCGAAAAGTATCCCTGCGAACATTGCAACGGCACCGGCAACTGGGTCGGCGGACGCAACCGCAACGGCGAACGTAAATGCTTCGCTTGCAAGGGCTCCGGCTACTTCAAGACCAGCGCCTTCGACCGCAAGAAAGCCCGCACCCAGCGCACGGCCTCAAAAGCCCGCAAGCTGACCCAGACCCAGGAAGCCTTCACCGAGGCCCACCCCGATCTGATCAAGACCTTGAGAAGCTACGTCAGCTGGAACGACTTCGCTGGCAGCTTGGTCGGGCAATTCGAAACGCGCGGCAGCCTGAGCGACAACCAAGTAGCAACGGCCACCGCGATGATCGCCAAGACCAACGCCAGCCGCGCCGCCAGGGAAGAGGCCCAGGCCAAGACCAGCGTCGAGGTCGATCTGACGCCCATCCGCACCATGTTCGAAAAGGTGCATCTGGCTGGCTACCGCAAGCCGGTGTACCGGGCCGACAACATCACCATCACCCGCGCCCCGGACCACGGACGCAACGCCGGTGCCCTATACATCAAGACCGCCGAGGGCGACTATGCCGGGAAGATCATCGACAATAACTTCCGCCCGACCGCCAGCGCCGACGATGACCTGAAGGCAGCCCTGCTGAAGGTTGCCGCCGACCCGCAAGCCGCCGCCGTTGATTACGGCAGACGCTCCGGGCAATGCGCTTGCTGCGGACGGCCACTTACCAACGCCTTGAGCGTTGAACTGGGGATTGGCCCCATTTGCAGAGACAACTGGTTCTAGGAGGCACAACAATGAGCAGAAGAGGGTTCGCACGTTTTCTTTTAATCCGCAACGCTGCCAAAAATGGCCAATGTTGCGCGGTTGTAACAAACAGCAACGGCAATCGGGGCCGTATGTGCAAGCTGCCAGCCGTTACTAAGAAAAACCAAGACGGCCAACAGTTCTGCCGGAGGCATGAAAACGATGGCTAGCAAGCAATACCGCGAAATGCGGCAACGCATTAAAATCAACAAGCAATCGGGTAGCTACGTTGTGATCTATCCGGCTGCCGGACATCCGGGTTATTCGAAAGAAAAGGTGTTTTCACCAGCTATCGGATTCAATGCCTACGCCAAGGCGCGGCGCTTTGCCAAAATCAGAGCAATTTGTATGTGTTTGGAGTCAGAACACTTCGCTTATTGTGACCATTAGGAGGAACAACAATGATTCCCGACCAGATTCAATCCCAGCAAGGCGACCTGCTGATCGAACAGCACCGCCGTCAGGAAATCGATGACCACGCTTTGGAATGGGGCCTGGAGGCGCTTGGCTACCACCCGCTATTTATTGAGCGCACCATCGTCGATAACCATGCGGAGCAGCTTGATGACAGTGTGTGATCCGGTCGTAACCGTATTGGATCGGCTCCATGCCGCGCACGATGCCGCTCGGTGCGTGGATATGCAGAAAATGTGGGCGGCGAAAATCAGGCAATTTCAACGCAAAACTGGAGGCTATTATGAAGTTGATAACTCAGGAAATCAGAAAGAAATTACTGGCCAACCACGGCCACGACGGCAGCGCCCAGCCGGTGCTGAAACTGTTCGCGCCGTGGGGAGCCGCCACTTGGCTGATTAGCGAGATGGACCCGGAAGATGAAAACTATCTCTACGGGCTGTGTGACCTGGGCATGGGATCGCCGGAAGTCGCCAGCGTGTACCTGCCGGAACTGACAAAAGCCGAAGGGCCGTTCGGCCTGAAAATCGAGCGTGACCTTCACTGGACGCCCGAAAAAACCCTGACCGAATACGTGGATGAGGCCGTCGATGCTGGCCGCATTCTTTCCTAGGAGATGATCATGCAATGCAAAAATAAAGTCAGCTATTATGTGCCGCACGGCTATGACTACCGCGAGTCGCTGGTGCCATGCGGTAACACCGACCCGCACGGTGGCCGCGCCGTCTGTGACAAGTGCGCATCGGACCCCGACATCATGCGCGAAATCGAGCGCCAGGAAGCCAACATCGAAGCCGATAACTGGGCTGCTGCTTCAGCCGGTTACGGCGAATATTGAAGGGGGCGTAACATGATGTATTGCCCAAAATGCACCATGCAATTCCAGATAGTCGAGCCGGAAATCCTAGCGAAATCCCGCAAAAAGACACGCCGCTGCCCAGAATGCTTCCTTCATTTCTCCCACGGCCTAAACAGTAAAAATGAAGTCGTTGTTTGTGTCACGCCAGAAGTAGCCGAAATGTGG